ACCAAACAAATACGATTCAATGTCCTCGGAATTGTAAGACATAGTCTCCCTGCCCATATGTCCAATGATGAGACCATCTCCGGCCAATAGTTGAGGACTAGCTACACCGTAAGGTTCGTACGTTGAATACGCGGACTGTTTATTATTCGTCCATTGTTCCATGCAATAATTTCCTGGTGTATTTCGATTACTAGTGGATGCCATGTGTGTATATTGTATCTAAACTGTATTGTATATAGTTAGTATATAGACTAGATATTATTGTATATCATTATTCACTGTATCTTCTTCTTCAAACATACATAAGAATCCGAGGTTTCGCTAAAGTCGGCTGGGTTAGTAAAATAACAACACAAACACCGGTGAAAAAGAGCCATGTAATCATAAGAAAACAAAACGGCTAGACCGATGGATCGATCCATGGAGATCATTTTCGCCGCTGCAATATCGTACAATTCTTGGAATAGTGCGTTTTCAAAGGTTTTCTCGAAAACAAAATCGAGAATCTTGGATGCGGCCGATTCGTCATAATCCAATTCATCACGAGTTATCTCATCAATTTCAAAGGAATCGTCCATTCCATCTTTTTCTACTTCGGGCGATATCATGCAAAACAAACTACGCATACATTGGCGATATTCTAGATCATTCGAATACTCCAATATGGGTTTTTCAATATTGTAAAACATATCAAGTATATTATTTTAATCAAAGTGATAAGTTATAATTATATCTTATCATTTAATCGAATCCTTTTATACTAGTTTTCTGAAAATCCTAATAAGAACCATTGGCGGTGGATCTATGATTCTGTTTCAAATAAGGATCAGTCGACATTTCTCGTGTAGATGCTCCACCACGTACCCAACCATCAAGAGCTGCTTCTTCCACGGTGTACTTTGAATTTTCTACACGTTCGTTCATTTTGCTACTAGTAGGATATAAAGTGTATCCCAAAAAGCTCTGAGACATAACGGTAGATGTACTCTTGAGATCAGAAACAGACTCACCTTCCTGCAATCGCAATTCCAATGCAGGATCTGCAGATCCTCTTCCTAAATAAGGAACAGTGGCAAAAGGGCGTTGATTTAATTGCAATTTTCCTAAATTTCTCTCTTCTTCTGTTTTCAAGTGAAGAATGGAATCTACGTCCACGTTGGATCCTCCAACACCACTTCCTCCAAAAGTGGAATTCGGAATAATAATAGGTTGTGATGTAGCAAAATCGATTTGAAACGACGAAGGGTTTTCGCGGAAATAATTGGTCGTCACATAATTCGCATAGTTCATGTTTTGCACAGATTCCTGTGTTTTGCACGTAGAATCATTGTCGATTCTATCCAAATTATAAAAACTATAATCTTTCACTGTTGTCATCGTCTTCAACTAATACAATATAATAACAAAATAAATCTCAGTATCTTTATTAATGTCTATCGGTGGATAATATATTCATCTATCAAAAAGATTAGATTATACATTATTCATGTAGCCAAATATATATATATAGAATCACAATAATTGTTACTAACAGTTTACTAATAGTTTACTAACAGTTTACTAATAATTGTTGTATCTAGACATATCGTTTCTCGCACAAGCAAACATATTTCCCTCTTTACATGAAACCATATTACCATAACAGAATTCTGCAAATGCACCTTGATCATTCGGAATCATAGTATTTGCGGTAGAATGAAAGGGTCGCATTGATTGTTCAAACTCAAATTCGTCAGCCAAATCAGTAAACAATTTCTTGGCAATATCGGGTTGTCCAGGATTTGCATCTTGAACCATTTTTTTAGCCTGTTTCAAAATATCGGATTCCACTTTTGGATTCGATGCTGGAGGTGCAGGTTTTCTATTAGGATTGTATTCGTAATCTGGAATTAAAACATTGCTCAATGGATTCTGTGAAGTAGGTGTAGCAAAGGTTTTATCAAAGTTTTCGGGATGACCCTCTTTTTCCAAGAAGAGTGCAACAGTCTTTTCATTATCTTCTCCGAAACCTTCATTCACTATGCTTCTTTGGTGGGCGTAAAATAATAAACAAATAGCCAATAACGATATTGCACAAATGGCTAATAATCGGTAGCTTTTTGTGTAGATAAATGTTAGCAAAGTTAATATCAACACTGTGCGAGAAATAGCATTCAATTTTTGCTCATACGTCATGGATTCGACTGGAAAGAACTCAAGTGCGGTCGAAGAATCTAATAAGACATTTGGATTCACCCCCCAAAATGGAATAGAGGCTGGGGTTTTTTTAGTAAGAGGTTTTGGTATATCAGATTCGTCTAAATTACATTTTGTAGGTTCTTGGACCAATTCATTTATAATAATAGATGGTGGATTTATTTCGGGATCATTCTCTACAACTTGTATATTCATTTTTCCATAAGTTGAATTTGTCGCCATTTATACTATATAGGTATTAGATATATAGTATACACATTTTTACTCAAGACCAGCGTTTGGTTTCCCATATTTTTGATATTTATTTGTCTGGTATTTTTTGCTTAATACACTTTTTATCCATTTGGAAAGTTTCGCATTTATTTTTTTGTGGAACGATTTTAAGAATACACTTGGATTTTTCGCCGTAAATAGGTTCAGTACAACCTTTTTCCAAGGGCGCCGAAGAAGCCCGACTACCCAAGGGCGCCGAAGAAGCCCGACTACCCAAGGGCGCCGAAGAAGCCCGACTACCCAAGGGCGCCGAAGAAGCCCGACTACCCAAGGGCGCCGAAGAAGCCCGACTACCCAAGGGCATCGTAGACCCAATACGTTTGCAAGTTTTACGACGGTCTAATGCTAAACCTTTATTATTGGAAACAGTACATCTTGCACGGAAGTGTTCATAACGTTCTCTAACATCATCATAAGTTAGCCCTGAAGTTTTATGCAACATGGTATTAACAACTTCATGTAAACGATAAACATATTTAGAAAATGTTTCGCGAGATTTCATATGCTTCCACAAGAGGGGGCATTTTTCAAAATTCTTGGACAAATTGGTTCTACATTTACCGCAAGGTAAAACATTTTGTAATTCCAATATAAAATTCCTATAGTGTCGTTTATCATCGCAACTAGGTTTCACAGGATAATTAAAGCTCATTGTGTGTAAAAGATGCCATGCACTAGGACCCCATACTGTAGTCAACATCCCATCATTGCTATCGTAGTGTTTTCTGGTATATACTGAACGCGATCTTACTCTACGTGTTTTTGATTTCATTTCTTATTATCAATATTATTTATTCTTGGACCTCCTTCTATTATATCAATCGATTTTTTCAATTTCAAAAAGTTTGCGTCTAAATAATTCTAAATTATTCTCTCTTTATATCATAAATATACTAAACCATGTCTAACATCGCAACTATTTTATACAATGACTACATTAAACCACGGAGAAAGATTTGGCTTACAATCTTAATGATTATCATATTTGGTCTCCTCGCATATTACGCTTACAAATTGTATGCAAAACCCGTTATAGATAACAGAAAAATACAGAACTTTGCAAACGCTAACACGCGAGACCAAATAGTAGAAATGTATCTTTTCTACGCAGACTGGTGCCCGCATTGCACTAAAGCAAAACCCCAATGGGCTGCATTTAAAAAATCCTATGACGGAAAACAACTCAATGGATACACCATTAAATGCATTGATGTCAATTGCACAGAGGAGTCGGGATCCAATAATCATTTGATACAAAAATACAGTATTAATTCATATCCTACTTTGATCATGGTAAAAGATGGTAATCGCATCGATTTTGATTCGAAGATAACAACGGATTCATTGACACAATTTGTTAACACCGTTTTGCAATAAGTAGAACAATGTATTTCATCTAACGATATCCATTATCCATTAGAGACACTGAAAATAGGTTTTACAAAATTCTTGCGCTCGAAGAGCACCATATTGAATCCATTCTTCTCTTACCTGTTGGTTTGAAACCATATTGTATAGATCATAAATAGAAACGGGTGGCGTATTAATGGATATTTCGTTAACCGCGTTATGCATTTCACTCTTGGACAAAATCCAATAAAAGATTTTGTGCAATAGAAGCAAAATATAATCGAATATACTTGATTCTTCTGTAAAATGTTCATGTATTTCTAGCGTTTTCCGTATTCCCAAAACATGTGATTTATCTATACCATCCTGAGATAAACAGGGTCTTATAGGATAGTTTAGGAAAACCCCACCATCAATGTAATGTTCACCATCTTTTTTATGAGGCGTGAGAAATATTGGCAAAGCAGACGATGCATAGACGGCTTCCACTACTGTCCAGTCGCCATGGGTTTTATGAGACAAATCTATAGTTTTCAATTCACTGAATTGCGTTGTATATAAGTGTAATTCTACCCCAGTTTTTTCATAAAATTCTAGCATAGTTATCGTCAAAGGAATATCCATACCTCCAAACAACGGTTGAAAGATTCCTTCTATTAATTGTATGTCAAATATTCCTCGTTTCTGAAAAGAACCAATGATAGAGTACATATTAAAATCGCATATGTTGTGCCACGGTCGTCTTACTAAATAATTATCAACTGTTTCCCAATCGTATTTGAGCGCCAAAATAACTGCCAAAATAGAGCCGGCCGATGTTCCATAGATGGATTCAATGTTGTCAAAACTCCATACACCTTGTTTATGACTCTCTCTTAATGCACCATAACAAACCAATCCCGAAATTCCTCCTCCGGGTATTACTATATGTTTAATTTGACTATTTATAGTTGATTGAATTATATTTTCCACCAAAGTTTCATGAACGAGATTCAATATATTATTTGATAAATCGACATCCATTGAGATATTAGACTTATACCGATAAAATCTATATATTTTTATTTCGCGAAAATATATAGTAAATACAAAAACACAACAGTAAAAACAGAATCGAACATGTCCTGTTTTCTATATGTAAATGACGAAGAATCCACGGGTAAAATCAATATAGACGATTTATATGAAAATAAACAGAAACGCGATTTGAAACAAGTATCTATTTTCAACAAAATCTTGGCAAGAATACACAATAGAATTGTATTGACGGGACGTAATAAACGCGCCGAACAACATATTTGGTTTATTGTTCCCGAGTTTATCTTTGGTGAACCAGTATATGATAAAGCGGAATGTATTGCATATCTTGTGTCCAAGCTTGAATCAAATAAATTTCATATAAAATATTTACATCCAAACACACTATTTATTTCTTGGTCAAATTGGGTTCCATCTTATGTACGTAATGAGTTTAAGAAAAAGACGGGTCTTGTCTTGGACGAAAGAGGAAACGTTATCGATAAACAAAACCAAGATTCGAATGATCAAGAAGACACACCGGATTCTAGGATGTTGAATGGAGTACCATCACAAAAAACGGGTTCTTCTAAGACGCAAAAGGATTATACACCCATTGATAAATATAAACCAACCGGTAATCTTATTTATAATCAAGAAATGTTTGAAAAAATAGGAAAAAAAGTTGGAATGTAATTGCATCGGACACCAAACCAAAAACAAAATAATATGTTTATATAATATCTTGGTTTTTGAATGAAAATACCTTTTTTGCACGATCACATATCAATATATGTATTGGGAGCAATTTTGAAATCCGCGTTGGTTATTTCGATTTTATTAAGTTTTTACATTTTCTTTAATGTCATCGTTTTGAATGATCCTACTTATGAAGCCATTTATTCGGCATGGCAATTTCCTATGTTATTCGCTCTTTTTTTTGAGATGCATTACCACTACAGATTATAGACTATGTATTGTAGATTTTCATTAATGGCTATCGGAGGTTTTGCAGCCTAATGGCTACAAAACAGTAGAAAGTCCAAGTTCTTTTGGTGGATACATTTATCTACAGATAGACATTAATTTTGAATAATTAGGAATGTCTGTATCCTTGAGTGAATAAACAATACTCATATATTCCAATATTTCAGACCCAATAATATTACAGTATTGTTGTATTTTATCCCAAGATTTACGGTGTTTCCGTTCTTCGTTCTTATAATGTAATAAATGGTTTTGTGGATATAGACACGATTCCTCTTTCTCGCGATGATATGGAATATTTTCCCAGGGTAAACGCCTACCACAAGATAAATACATATAAATATATCCTATTGAAATCAAATCATCACGTCTTGATGCTTTCAAGCCGCCATGAATATAAAAACTGGCATATTTAGGGGTTCCATTGAAAAATTCCTTGGCGACAGATTCAGAATCTGGAGAATCGGATATATTATCTTTTCTATGGTCCTTGTCATCTAACACAGAAGCCAAACCAAAATCGATCAAATGAAGTACATCCCCTTTGAACATAAAATTTTCAGGTTTGATATCGCGATGTAAAATCGAATGATTGTGTATACATTGTACGAGATATATCATTTGTTTTGTATAAGAATTGCATAGTTCTTTTGTCATATTCTTGTCTTTAGCATATTCATCTAATGTTATATCGTAATGGGTCATAATTAAAACCGGACAATCTTCTTGAAGACCAAACCAATATATTAGAGGAATACGTCTACAACCTTGTGAATACAGATAATGTAATACTGTTGCCTCATGCTTCAACATTTTATAATCATTATTCTGCAATTCACGCTTTATTGCAACCTTTTCGCCAGTTCGTACATGAAAACCAGACCAGACATCTCCAAACTTACCCGTACCTATATGTTCCAAGATCTCATAATTCATACAAAAATAATAATGAATTCTATAATTTAATTAGTAAATTGCTGTTGTATTAGTATAATAGTATACTATCTAAAAATCTATATATTTTATTAGGAATAGATTATAGGAATAGATTATAGGAGTAGAGGTAAAAAAAAATGAAATATGAAACACGTATTATAATTTTTGTTATAATCTTATGTATTCTGTGTCTACTAGTTTTAACAAAAGAATATTGGTTTGGTTATAAAGAGGGAGCGCGAACCCTGCCAAGGCCAACACGTCATGCTTATGATAAAGTAAATAACACGACTCTTGAATTTCGCGTGTCGGCTGGACAGCAATCCATGAACCAATGGACCGATCAACTCATTTCACAATACTTCGATGAAAATAATGTGCCTTATACAAATACTGTTTCATTTTATAGTAAGTTTTGTGTATCGCAAGGATTTACCACAAATGAAAATAAAATGAGATTGAAGGACCTTTGTTTTTACTTTATTAATTATGTTATACCTAGTTTACCGAGTGGCACAACTCCAGTTCCAAATATTGTATTGCCGCCCATAGAGTTTAATTCCACGAATTTCAATGCATATGATTATAATGCTTCTGGATTAGCCAATTTAAGTACGAACTATTGGTTGAATAACCCTGGTCCTTCTTTTTATGGTAATCTTTCAGGATTTGGCGGATTTAATAACTTTAATTTGTTTGAAAACACGGACGCGTCTGGTATTTCTGATATATCTGCAGGATCACCTGGAATTTCGGCGACAACGGGAATACCCGGTTCGTCGAATTCGAATAATTGCGGTGGTACATGCCCAAGCTCTTGTTTAGGATCTCTTGTAAATTCAATGAATGGAACATCCGGAACAGGAGGATTAAACGGTATTGGTTCATACAATGCTAGTTTGATCAAACAATACGATGTTTCATTTATTAACCCTTACGATGTTTATAATTTAACTATACAATCAATTAGTCCATATTCTTATATTGGAACTGGAGGTTATTTAATAACCGATTTGCCGAATTTGTATTTGAATACTAATATACAAAAGAGTCCTTTGAATAACAATATCATAGGTCTATTTGCAACGTATTTTGATGTTTCCAGCAGCGACATTTATCAAGGCAGTATTTCGGCTGATCGAGAATATAATCCTACCCCATATGCTATAAATACATTCGATTATTTTACAAAACATTACTTACCGATTGACGATGATCATAAGAACAAACTGCGCGATTTAGCTTTTTATATTATGGAAGAAATCATTCCTGGATTACCTACATCCCCTGATCATCCAAATTCTTATGTAGAATGGAAGCCAATACGATGGTTAAGCCGTTATTCGGTATAATAAATCAATCGATAGATTGATATATAAATGACGACTAAAAAATATACAAAGTATATAGGTATAGAAAAAAATATGAAACTATCCGCTATAAATGAAGGGTTTTTATATATAGACAAAATCTTGGAAAATATAACAAAACCTATTTATTATTCCCTCCTCATTATTCTATATTGCCTCTATTTCTTCATCATTGTAGGAATCTTTTACGTTAATACATATTACATTCAATTATTGTTGAAAGTTATTCAAATTTTCATAGCAACTATATTGATTATCCGGTTTAACCCAATTAGAAACCATACATTCAATGAATCGGATAGCGATATTATTTTCGCAAGTGCATTATTTTTATTATTGAATTCGTTTTTGACAGGAAATACAATCGTATATTTGAAAAACTTAATCGGAAATTACTAGGAAAATAAACAATACAAAAACATTGTATTGTGTATATACATCTTGGACAATGAGACTTTCTCAATTAGTCAAACATGAAAAAAATAATCCGGATTTGGAATCCAAACTGAACATATCAGAAATATTAGAATCCGTTCAAAATATCGATACGGATGAAACTTCTTTAGCGAGCATCACAAGAGAAATAATTGATGTTTTACGTATCCATGCACCAGAACCAATTATACCTTTATTGTGCGAGAAACTAATTGAATATAGGTACATAGAAAGAGTATATCAATTGAAATTCAGCCGTCAAATTTGCTGGATTTCATTAGGTGATTTGGATAAAAAAAATGAGGAATACAAAGATGCCGATGATACAGAAGAATCACAAGAAATCAAAGAACCTTCAATAAAAAGACTCATTAAATATGGAGGCGTATTTGTAAAAATAATATTTACGGATTTAGGAACGAACCTTTTGATAAGAACGAGAAACGGATTTATACAAGTAAAAATGAATAATAATCTCATTTTCCAGCGTCTTTCCGATGATGAAAAAATAGTTATGGGTTGTAGAGATTTATTGAATCACGTATAGTGTAAGAGGGGGGCGTCATTATACCAATACCAATACCAATATCAATTATTGAAAAACTAGGAGAATAACGTTTCATTCCACATCTATGCGGTTTTACGCGCAATTCACGAATTATCTTTCCCATTGAAAATACTGAGATCGAAGTTTTCTTGGACAAATGTTTCTAAATAATTTTCGCGGAAAACTTCGCGCCGGTTTTCGTGTTTCTTGGTGAAGATATATTCTTGATCGCGTTTTTTAACGGTCCATCCTCTTTCTAGGGCATTCATAACAAATGCCATTTTTTTTAATCGTTTTTGATCCAATGGTTTATTTTCCAAATCTATAAATATGGGTGTGGGGGTCGCCATTCTATGTTTTGTATTGTGAAATAAAAAACATATATTTTACGGATTCTTGCGTTTCTTAATCGTTTTTTTACCACCACGGGTTTCTCTTCTGTTTTTGCTGCTTTGTTGTAAAGAACGACGCGTAGATGGATTGCCATGTTTTACACGAGGTTTCGATCGTTTAACTACTCCTGGTTTTTCCAAAGCGGTCTTGATTGATTTATCGGAGGTTTTACTTATAATAACTATATCAGAGACCCCTTTTTTTTTAATTCTAAGATCTGATAAGGGATCCGGTATTATTGGTATTTCTGGTAATTTGACAGTACTGGAGTCGCCATAAAAGAAATTCGTAATTGCTTCTCCTAGTTCAGGAGGCTTTATTTGTTGCAACTGATCTTTTACAGAATTTCTATAATCAGTTTGAAATTTATTAATATATGCCTTTAATTCAACGGTTTGTGATGTTGTTATACGGAGTTTTTTTTCTAATGTCTCATTTATAGCTTTTAAACGTTTTATTTGTTGTGCCTTAATATATCGAAATCTATCCAACAATGAATCCTTTTCACCTTTGCCGGTTATTTGTTCCAAAGAGTTTAAAAAATCTTGCTCAGTGAAACCATCATTTAGTTTTTTGGTCAATGATTGTGTATGAGTAGTTAAAATCCCTGTTCTAGATGTTCTAGATGTTTCATTCAATATATCAATAACAAGTTTTAATGAAGGAGTGGGGGTATTCACTCTTGCAATTTCTTGCAACGATTCTACTTCCTTTTCCATTTCTCGATTTGTGATTTCTTTAATTTGTTCGTAATGAAACAAGACAAATACTTTTTTCCTTAATTCTTCCCATTCCCTCAATTGGTATTTTGCTACATAAATTTCTTTATAATTTTCGACTTTATTCAAATGGGGAATCAATGCATCTGATATTTCTGCCTTATTGACTGTTTGGGTTTCTATAGCATCTATAGCATTCTTCACCTTCGTTTTTGCAACTTCGAATGAAATGGTGGATTTCCAGTCGCTTACAAATGGGTTAACTAATCCCGCTAATGCGTACTTTTCTTTTTTTATTTGTTCATGTATTGATTCTAATGTTTCTTTGATGGGTATATTCATCACCAAAAAATGAACATAATCACCCTCTTTTTTAGGAGAACTATAATAATTAATCAAAGTAGGGGTTTCAGGATACGCTAAACCATATATACCGGCTAATGCATCACCAGATAAAAATATTGCACCTATTTTTAAAATTTTATTGAAAAAAGTAGTCGTTTTTGAAGTCCCGTGGTCTCCAGATGATTTGAAACGTAAAATTACCGCCCATAAATAATACATTTGTTGAATACCGGATAATCCACATATAGAAGCTATATGATCAATAATTTCTTTTAATTTTTTGAATTGTTCATATATATCATCAGATTTGTCTCCCTCTTGCGTTTCAATTATTGACTCTATATAATCAACAGGTCTGTTTTCTTCGATATATCGCAACCCATAAGACAGAACTTTAACAGAAAACCCACCCTTTTCTAATACAAAATATCTATGTTTATATGTAATTGGAGAAGTCGACAACGTTTGTGATATTTTTAACGCAACATAATATCTTAATTTATTATTTTTAAGTGTTGCGAGTCTTAGAGAATATTCTACTGGAGGTTTCGATTCTAATTTTGGATATAAATCAGTATTTAGTAAATCATCATATACAAAATCATACAATGACCGCGATTTGTTTGATGATAGAACGCTATTATGATAATCCCATCTTGAATCCGAAGATTCTTTAACAAGTGTTAATTTATCCTTCATGTTATCACATGCATCTACCTGTGCCAAAGACAAACTTTCACTTCCAGCGCCATCCCATAAACAGCACAATGAATTTAATTGTGTAATACCATTTTCTGGAAAGTTCTTTTGAACCGTCATACATGCATCTAATATCCATTTTTCAATACGTCGGTCTTTTAATTCCGCGTATAATTTTTCGATACTATTCGGCGGAGTTTTTTTAAAAAAATTCGTTCTGTCATCGCTCCATGATGTGGGGAAATCTTTTGTACTAAAATAATAAGACACCTTTATGTTATCACACATTTTATTTAACAAGTATGCAACTTTTACATCCTCTTCAAAATTGTTTGGACTACCTTCGTAATAGTCTGATAATTTTGATGGGTAAGAGCCTTTTGGGATTAGAAATTTTTTAAATATTTCCAACACCTTTTGCGCGCGATTTGATTCACCGTTTTTAGGAAAAGAATTATTTCTACCTTCCGAGCTTTTACCAAAATCATGCAACGAATCAGGTATTAACATTTCAAGATCGTAAATAATAGACTGTAAACACTTGTCGCTTTGAATTTCTTCTAATTTAGAATAAATTTCGCCGCCTTTTTGTTTTGGCGTTTTAGCAATCTTCATATCCCGAATAGATTTATTTCCACCATCAATACTCATGAGATGACTTGTTTTTTCATCTTCAACGTATTCTGAAAAAAGTGTATTAAAAAGCGTTATAAAATTTCGAATATCATTAAAATATTCGACTTCGGCGTCAATATATTTAGTGTATTGTTTTACAATGGATTGATAATGTTTAACCGTCAACAATGTTTTCGCAAACAAATTATCGACCTCTTTTTCAGAGTAGAATTCACATAATTCCATATTATCTAAACTGGACAACGCTTTTACTAGATTCGTACGTTCAATATCAAATAAATGCGAATCTTCTTTTGATTTATCATTTATCGGAATACCGTTGATTTTTTTTTTGACAAGCTTAGTTTCAAATTCAAATGGAAGATGTATAATAGTGGGTTTCATAACTTTTTTAGTACGGTTATGTGAAAATGGAGATAGAGATGGAGATAGAGATAGAGATGGCAAAGGCGATGGAGATCTTCTTCGTTTCTTTGTCATAGAAATTGATCCATATGGTAGTATACCAAATGGGTTTGATGATGGTAAAACCTCAGCTGCCATTTTATGTTATATTTTGTATTATAGTGTTGAAATCTACAATATTTGCATATATTTATTTCATAATAAAAATACATAAACCGTATCCAAGATTTAAATTTACAATAGTGTATTAGATATCATATTTTTATGCAATCTACTCTCCCTAATAAGAAACCGCATCCCAAGAATATCTTATCAATCGATGAAAAACACACTGAAATGCTGGATCATTTTCACAAAGTAGAAACCGAGGATATCCCACGATTAAAAGACGAAATAACCGAACTAAAGCATGCCATTAAGAATCTCAATGAAGACCAAGTAGAACAATACCTAAATATCCGCGACCAAATCGACGCCAAAAAAGCAGAAATTAAGAACCTAAAATCACAGAAAAAGCGCTACTTCTTGGACAATTCGACCTATATTTTCGATTATTTCGAAGAAAAGAAACAAATATCTTCCGGTGAAATAAAAACAGTCAATGTCTTGCATTCATTCTTCAAAGTCCGGTCCAAGAATCCGGATCGCGTAGATCCTGATAAATACACACAGTCCAAAAAACTCTACGAACAATTCTGGAAAAACGTATCCAATGAGTTTATCAACCCTCAAGATTATATTAATGCATCCGATGTGTGTCAAAGTTGTCATAAAGGTGAACTAGTTCCTCAGGATGAAGAGGGTATTCTTATTTGCAACAATAATCAGTGTGGTAAGTTTATAACATATATTGTAGATAGTTCTAAACCCAATAACAAAGAACCGCCGAATGAAGTGTCGTATACGGCATACATTCGCCTAAATCATTTCAAGGAAATCTTGTCGCAATTCCAGGCAAAAGAGACTACACAGATTCCGGATGAAGTTATCGAGGCGATTCGTGCCCGCATTAAGAAGGAGCGTATTAAGGATTTGTCTGTATTGAATTACACCAAGATGCGCGAGATCTTGCGTAAATTGGGTCTAAATAAGTATTTCGAGCATATTCAGTTTATTAATTCGATGTTTGGTATTAAGCCCCCCGTTATGAGCGAGGAATTACATGAAACTTTGTGTGTTTTGTTTATTGAGATTCAGAAACCGTGGGCGACACATTGTCCTCCGGATCGTACTAATTTCTTCAATTATACGTACACTCTTTACCAACTGTGTGTACTCTTGGACCAGACCCAGTATTTGCCCTATATTCCTTTGATGAAGGATCAACAGAAACAGAAATCGACGGATTTGATTTGGAAGAAGGTGTGCAATGACTTGGACTGGTGTTTCTTTCCGACCATTTGATTTGATTCGGTTTTCGGTGGATTATATCTTTTCCGTCTTTTTTTATTGAGTAATTATGTACTATTTTTACAAGTTATAAGAACGTGTAAAAATATTCAATGGTGTAAAATGCAAAATTTGGTGGGAATATTCCCTAAACACTTTTTATTATGGGTTTAGAGACCTCCGGGGAATCCGACCAGGTTGGCGCCGATACCGAACCCTGCACCTCCGCGGGCAGAACCAGCCATGGATGGAACGAAAACGTCCAACACGCTAAATGTTGCGGCGGCGGTTAAAGCAATAATAACGACCTCCTCTACTTTGAGTGATTGCTTGGGGATGGCATAGGCAGCAATTGCAACCATAAGGCCCTCGACTAAATACTTGATGGCGCGCTTAACAAATTCACTGATATCGAATACGGCGTTCATTTTATTTTGTATATATTATACTCTATAAAAAATCCAGTAGAATCTTGGAATAATAGATTCTTATAAAATCCAGTAGAATCTTGGAATAATAGATTCTTATAAAAAAGACTTAAACCACAAATACTATCTATAGACATACTATAGAGTTTTGCTAAATGTCTGGATTTGAGCGAAAACAAAACCCGGATGGGTCTGCGAATCCTAAGTATGTTGATCTATTAGATGAGGACGATGCCATCGCAGGACAAAAATTTGCATGTTTGTCATTCGTGTCTCCGGAAAAGGTCCTAAAGAAGCGTGAACTATATTTGTTCGACCAATTTGTAGGACAATGGGATTTTTCTAAATCAATGGAAAAGTACTTGGAATTTTGCCACTTTATGGCATTCAAATACAATCTAAAGATAGAAGATGTGTTGAATGATTTCAATGAGTTTACAAAAGAAGAAGAGACGAAGATCAAGTCATTTTCCGTGTCCGATGATTTCCAAACCTTTTTGGATAAAAATGAGACACGATTAACTGAGGTTTTTCAAAAGGAAAATTCATTTCAGACATCTACTCGTGGTCTCAAGGTGCGCGGTACATTTGCCACCCAGGAAGAGGCAGAGGCAAGATGCAAGAAGTTGCGTAAAATCGATCCGAATCACGATATCTTTGTAGGACCTGTAGGAGTTTGGATTCCTTGGGACCCTGATGCATACAAGACGGGTCGCATTGAGTTTATGGAAGAAGAGCTAAATCAATTACATCAGGAAAAGTTGAAGAACGAGGCACGTGCAAAGGAGGAGTTTGATAAGCGCATCAAGGATACAAAGCGAAAGGCAATTGAGGAGAACATCAAGTTAGCCGAGAAGTCCGGAAATGTTTTGACACAAACAATTGATGAGGATGGAAACTTGATTGGTGTTCGCGAGACGGTTGACTTTGAAAGCCGTGAAGTTGCTGAACCAAAATAATGTGATTTAGTTATTATTTTTTATAATATAGGATAAAAATAATAATATATAATATAATGTCGAATCCACAGAGGATATATGTTGGGGACCATTCCGATCTAAATATTCAGAATGCGTATGTACATGATCGCCTTATAATTATAGGTAAAGGATATGCTGAAACGCCAAATGTTGATATTAGTGATAATCAAATCGCAACTACAGAATTTGTCCACAATGTAGCAAAAACGGTTATTTATGATAACAACATTACAAAACAACTAATAGCACCAGGAGGAATCACAGGAGCAACAGGATCTTTTACTGATTTAATTGCATCTAATACAATACAAGCACCTGCAGGAATCACAGGAGCAACTGGATCCTTCACTTATTTAGATGTACACACACTTACTAGAGTAAATGAAATTTTAGTAAATATTGAAACAGTATACACTACTTTAACAGTTTCTGGTGAATTAGATGTTTCAGGTAATTCTAATTTTATTGGATTATTATCTTCTATTGGTGGTATCACAGGAGCAACTGGATCTTTTACTGATTTAATTGCATCTCATACAATACAAGCACCTGCAGGTATCACAGGAGCAACTGGATCATTTACTGATTTAATTGCATCGCATACAATACAAGCACCTGCAGGAATCACAGGATCAACTGGATCTTTTACTGATTTAATTGCATCGCATACAATACAAGCACCTGCAGGAATCACAGGAGCAACTGGATCATTTACTGATTTAACTGCATCTCATACAATACAGGCACCTGCAGGAATCACAGGAGCAACTGGATCATTTACTGATTTAACTGCATCTCATACAATACAGGCACCTGCAGGAATCACAGGAGCAACTGGATCTTTTACTGATTTAATTGCATCGCATACAATACAAGCACCTGCAGGAATCACAGGAGCAACTGGATCTTTTACTGATTTAATTGCATCTAATACAATACAAGCACCTGCAGGAATCACAGGAGCAACTGGATCATTTACTGATTTAACTGCATCTCATATAATACAAGCACCT